GATGGTATCGCACTGGGTGAGTAGCCAGTCGAGCGCATCCTGGTTCGCGGGTGGTGCGGCCAGGATTGAGAGCTCGAAGGTAATGTCCGCGATGTTCGAGTTGAAGCAATCGAATGTGGGCGGGTTCATCAGTGCTGTCATAGGACGCAGGTTGCGCGCGTCGGTCACCACTTTGTAGCCGAGTGCTTCGACAGTGGCTTGGACGCTGTTGCGTGCCTCGATGAAGATTCCGGAGGCCACTCATGCCACCTGCGCTCGGTTGATCCCGAGTAGGCGCATGATTTCGCCGTGGGAAAGTGTGGGTGTGCCGCCGCCCATTCCGTCGAACGATGCGAACGAGTCCACAGCGCCGCGTTGCCGGTAGAGGCTGGCGGCATACATGGTGGTTCCTAAGGTCACTGCTCCGGATGGGCTGGTGGTGAGACTGTCGTGGTATCCGGCGGCGACTCTGCGACGGAACGCCCAGGCGTTCGCAGCTGAGACACAGGTGCTGATGAAGGCCGTGTCGTTCGCTGTTGCGGCCGCGATGCCGAGCCATTCGGTCACGTTGCTCGAGGTGATCCAGGTACAGGTCTGCGTCCAGGTGAGTGTGCCGAACGGGTCGGCGGCATCTCGCTCGAGGTCGTCTCCGGTGTCGGTGTAGAGGAGCTGGTTCTGGATTCGGATGTCGTAGTCGAATGTGTAGTCGCCTTGTTCATCGACTCCGGTGAACAGGTAGGTCGGAACTGCCAGGACGGTGAATGTTCCGTCGAGGCCGTTTCCGATGCCGGCGACTGTGATCGACTGGCCGATCGCGATGTCTGTCGCTTCTAGGGTCTGAATCACGGCAACGTCGTCTCGACGCATTCTGTGCGTGATGGTGAACGTTGCCATGATTCAGACTCCTAGGGGGCAGCGGATCAGACGAAGGCGGCCTTGATGAACTTCGTGTCGTCGAGCATCAGGGTCGCGAAGTATCCGCGGAACTTGATGTACCGCGACAGCGAGCCGTCGGCGGCCTCCACGGAGATCGCGCCCTTCTGCTGTTCGAAGATCTCGAAGCCGTCCGGGTGGCCGATGGAGAGGGTGCCGCTGGCGAAGTTGCGGTCGACGACGACCTGAAGGCCGAAGGCGGTGGCGGTGGCGGTGCCGGGGGCCATGTTGCCGAAGGCGTTCATCGGGCCGATCTGGGGGAACAGGGGACGGTCGGCGGTGTCGGTGAGTTGGCCCATCGAGGCCCAGCGGTTCGGTGCGACGAACAGGTGGGTCGGGAGCCAGCCGTTGGAGGCCGAGAGGATGTCCGACGCGGCGGTGTACATCCAGGTCACCCAGTCCACCGGATCGGCGATGTTCGCAGCGGTGAAGTTGTTGCTGTTCGTGATGCCGGTAATGAGGTTGTCACTGGCCGCATTGTCGGTCTCGTTGGCGTATACGCGAGCCATGTCGTCAAGCAGGAGTGCGAGCACGTTCGGGTCGGTCCAGTCCATGTCCTCTTCGGACAGACGGACGTATCCGCCGTACACGCCCTTTGTCACCTGGTTGTCGGAGACAACGAACGTACCCTGATCGAGCGCCGTGTTTTCGCCATTGCTGGCTCCGATGGTGGTGTGCGTGGTCACCGAGGGGCGACGGAACACCTTGCCACCTCCAGGCATGGCCTTCGCGCCGATCGCGTCGATGACGGGACGGAGGCCGCGGAAGTTGTTGTACACCGGACCGACGATCGGCTCGGGCAGGATGCCAGGCGTGTCGGTGGTCTCGACGTTCGGAGCGGCCGCACGGATGCGAGCGTTGAACTCGGCGAACTCTGCGCCGCCGACGAGGAACTTCGCGATGTATTCGCCAGCCGACGGGAGCTTGAACTCGCGACGTGCCTCAGCGAAGATCGCCTGGGTGGGGATCGAGGCCGGCGCGGAAGCGGCGATCTCGACAGGGGTGGATTCGGTCATGGTTGAGTCCTCCTCGGGCTCAGGGTATTCGGGTTGTGGTTCTTCTTCGCTGGGCTCCTCTTCGGGGGCCGCAGCTGCGACACTGGTGATCCTCGCGTCATCGAACGCGGGCACGGCCACCAGTGAGAGCTCATGCCATACAGCTTCGGAGACACGCATGACTCCTTCGCTGTCGAACTTGTACTTCGTCGGCTGTACTCCGACGGACACTGCGTCGAGCGCGCCCATCTTGAGCAGTTCCATCGCGTCGTCGCCTGCGCGTGTGCCTGCGATCTTCGCTGTGAACATCATCCCCTGGTCGGTGGACACTCGTTCCATCACCAGGCCGACGACCTTCGACAGGTCGTGTCCTTCGACGAGCTTGGGAGCGCGGCCTGTTTCGGGCAGTGATCCTTTCTCGAAAAGAACTTTCGTGCCCAAAGAATCGGTGGTGGCGACATCCCAGGGCAACGCAAGACCAGTGATCGAACGTGCTGGGGTTCCGTCGAGGGCTTGTGCGTCGATCGACAGATCGGAAACGTGAAGGCGAATCATGCGATGGGTGCTCCGTTGGGGGTCTGTTCGCTGTCCTCGGTGCGTGGTTCGTCGCCGGATCCGAGGTCTGTCATCTCGAGAACTTCGTCGATGTCAAACTCGATGGATCGGCCTGGACCGACGATCTGAGGCAGTGAAAGAGTTTCGGCGATGGTCTTAGCGTAGGGAGCTGC